CTAGGGTTTCGCCGCCTCGGCCGCCTCGACGGCCGGCGCACAGACGCGGGTCACCTTCAGCGATCCGCCGCCTGGCCGGGTCTTGTCCAGATCAAGGTCGATGGTGCGTTCGCATCCTTCGTTCAGCGCCTTGATCGCCTGAGCCAAGGTGACGGGATCGACGGCCATGCCGGCGCAGCCACACAGGCAGACAGCCAGCAGCAGGCCCGCCATCGGGCCGACGACGTGCTTCATGGGATGGGTCCTTGGATTGGTAAGCCCGGAGTTCGCCGGGCGCGATTTCGGGCTGGATCCAGAACGGCGGACCGCCTCAGGCCTCGCCTCGATACAGTGCGGCTTCGCCCGCGCGACGACGTGTAAGCCCCGCCAACACGACGCCCTTTTGTTTATTCCAAAGCCTGAACTGATTGGCCGCACCGACAAAATCGCCGGCCTTATGCAGCCTTAGCAACGTGGAGTCGCCGAAGCCCTCGGCGATGCCGTCGCCGTCGTCATCAAGGCCGACATTGTATGCGAACGACACCATGGCGTCGAACTGGGCCTGGGTTGTTGGACGAGAGCGCAGCAGCCGCTGGACTCCCGCGGCGAACCTCGCCAAGTCGCGGTCGAAGCGCGCATCCGCCTGGACCTGGGTCCAGGTCATGCCCGCCTTGATATCCGGTCCTGTCGCACCCCAGCCCAGCGTCCAGACGTCATTGGGCGTCGGCTTGAACGCCTTCAGGCGGCATTTCTCGAAGCCCTTGATGAAGGCGATACAACGGGGGCTAGGCGTCATGAGGATACCTCCGGACGACCGGCGCCTGGCGGTGCAGGTTGGCGAGCATAACCAGCGCCACCCAAGCCAGGGCCAGCAGCAGCATGGTCTCACGCGGGGTCGCGTGGACGCCGGTCCGCACAATTGACAGCGCGGCGACGCCGCAGATAACCGACAGCGCCAGGATAGACGCCCAGACGACGCCAGGCGCGCTGCACCAGCTGGCGAACGCCGGCTTGAGCATGTAGGCGCGGATCGCCAGCCAGCCGCTGGCCAGGGTCGCCGCGGTGACGGCGACGAGGTCCATCCGATTCATCGACCGCTCCCGGCCTGCTCGACAGCCTGTTCGGCCCATCTCAGGGCCTTGGGGAAGAGCAGCGGCAGCAGCTCCCAGCCGAAGACGCCGAACGCGAACGCCACCAGCCCGGCGTCGCGTAGCGAAGCCCATGGGATGAGCGCCGCAACGCGGCCTGCGAAGACGTGGGTCAACAAGAGGCCCGATAGCAGCGCGCAGGCGACGTTCAGGATCAGCCAGTTCACGTCCTTGCGGGTGAGCTGGCCGCCCGATCGCGTCTTGATCGCGAACAAGTACAGGCCGTAGAGGCCCGCGCCCCCGGCGGCCATGCCGTATCGCCCGAGCAAGTCGGGGTCTCTCCAGGGCATACGCAGGCCCCTCCTTTTAAGCGTGATGATGTTGGAAGCGGGTCGCACCCCGCGTGTCGTGCGACCCGCAAACCAGGTCGGCTAAGCGGCGGACCAAGAAGGTCCACGCGGTCTTTTGGCTTGGCGCTGCGGGGCAACCGTCAACGGGCAGGACTAGCCGCCAATTCCAAAAACTCTCCACATATCAACGCCGCTGACTATGGAAAAATAAGCGTTTGGAAGATCTTTCTAAAATTCCATCTAAATCTCATTTCCCATAATCGCCACATTTGCAGAAGCATTCGCAGCACTGACTACTGTATTAGAAGGCCAAATCACATCCACTACCGCCGTCATTTGCCCAGACGTATAGAATCCTCCGCAAGGAATCGTGACTCCATTAATCCTTACGTTCTGAACTGAATTTCCCGCGGAGCTGGAAATTAACTTACCGACGAATGTTCGCCCCTCTGGAACGGTATAAAGCAAAGCGCCGTCCGTAGCGGCGCCGCCAAAGCTCGCAACAACAAGTTTGCCCGAGCCACGAGGATCCATAAGCATTGATATCTATCCCTGATCAAATAAAGCGGACACCAGTCATGCGGACGCCAATCTGGCCATAGTCAGCCATCGCCGACACATTATCGATCCCTTGTTGAACGATAGACCCAGAGACACTAAAGCTCGATACGGAGAAAGATTGAAGCGTTGCAGGATTTAATAGCTGAACGCCTGAGCTACCATCATATCCAACCACCCAGTCAGTTCCAGGCAAATCCAGTAGAATATTTTGCGCAGTATTGTAGTACAAATTATATGAAGAAGAAAAAACCCTTCTAATCGTTGGAATTACCGATGGATTACCACCTGAAATGGAAAACACTTGCCAAGTAGAAACACTTGAAATGTATATGAAATAAACATCTCCAGATTTATTCTTAGAAAATCTAATCTGATGCCGGTATGAACTATAGTTTACACTGGTAAGATTGAAATTTCCAACATAGGACGACGCCACACCACTAACTATGTGGCACGTCGCAGCGCCCATAATTGAACAATAGAGTACGTTATTGTAGGCTGCGATAGCCATGGCGCTCGCACTCCACCCACTTTGGCTCGTTAGGCCAGCAGGAAGTGAGACATCAGCCAAAGCAGTAGAATTAACGGTGTCGTATCGCTTCCAGACAGAACCACCGACCTGGATAGCGTAGAGGATTCCGGTTGCCTGATCATAGGTCGCCGTAGCGATGGACATGCCCGACCAGAGCGTAGTCTCGGCTCCGTTGAAGCCGCCCGCTCGGCGGTACAAGGCGCCACCAGAACTACCAGTGGAATCCGTATAGTAAAAATTACCACCCGCCATGAGGCAAAACTGATTTGAGGTAGTGCTAAAGGCTGTGGATACTGTTAGATATGTGACATTACTACTAATTGGCGCCATCATGGCGTACGCAGACTGACCCGTAGCAGGCAAACTATCGTCGAAGATCGTAGTGCCGCCGGTTTGCAGAATCTGGTTACCGCTGACGCTCTGAAGTCGGTTGAAGACGGGACTCGCGGTAGTCGACAAGCTCATCGTGGCGTCCTTCGGAACCACCTCGAACCCCGAAAAACTGGCCGAGCATTCCAGCGTACGGAACGCCGAGCCATTGCGCAGCAACTGCACCTTTTTGCTCTTCGGGTTCGAGACGACGAGGTCCCGGATTACGAACCCATCGGTCGCGGGCAGGTCGAACAGCTGGTAGCCGGTTTGCAGCTGGCTCAGGTTGACGCTGACGTTGCAGATTTCCTCAAGCGTATCGGCCATGGGCTAGAGAACTCCATATTTCATCAGAGAAGCGATAGGGATGACGCTGGCTTCGGACACCCATTCGAGGTCGAAGTCAGAGCCTGATTTCTTGCGCAGCAACTGGCCCTTTGGGCCGCCGGCGGGAACACCGACGCCGGGCGCGCCAGGTGCGCCCTGCACGCCCGGAACGCCGCCGATGCTGATGTTCCAGCTACTGACCGAGCCGCTCCCGACGGCCTGGGTGACGGCGACCGTCAGGGTCGTGCCGGCGTAGGTGGTGCAGACGCCGACCATGAACTTGGTTGGATCGCCTTGCGCCACGGCGTAGATCGGCATGCCCTCGACGAAGCTTTCGCCAGCGTCGACGGTCCAGGTCTTGCTGCCTGTTCCCAGCGTGTTGGCGGTCGTCGACTTGGTCGAGAACGAGACGCCCGAGGCGACGTTCTGGACCTGCGCGAGGGTCGCCGCAGCCTCGCTGGCCTTGGCGGTGGCGATGCCGGCTTGCGTCGCGGCCAGGGTCACCTGGTTGGTGGCCAGCGTCACCTGGGCCGCGGCGAGCGGAACCTGGTCGGCCGCCACGGTCGCCTTGGCTGTTGCGGTCGCCGCCGAGGCGGCGGAGGCCGCCTTGTCCGCGGTGACCTGGACGGCCAGACCGTTCACCTCGATTGAAAGCGCATTGGCTTCGGTCACGAGCGTCGGCATCTGGCCGATGAAGGCGTCGGCGCGGGTGTTGAAATTGGCGGGATCGTTGGTGGAGGGCGGCGTCGGAAGCGCCGTGATCTGTGCGGGCACGGGTGTCAGACCTCTTCGAGTTCGAGGGAAATCAGGGCGTCTTCCGGCTGGTCCATCGAGATCGTGAACCGCTTGTAGACACCGACGATGAGCAGGGCGGCGAAGTAGCCGCTGTCCTGGTCGTCCAGGCCCGACCACAGCGCCGGCACGGCGTTGAGGTCGTCGCGCAGCTGCAAAATCCGATCGACGTCGGTCTTGCGGCAGCGAATGGTCTGGACCGTGCGCGGCACCGAGCGGCGCGGCGCCAGGGTGGCGGTCCCGAAGTCGTCGCGATCGATCTTCGAGAAGTTCAGCGCGTCGCTTTCGGCCTGGTGCTGGGTGGCGCCCAGATAGACCGAGGTGCCCAGCACCACCCCGCCGCAGGTCACAGGACCGTTGTCCCGGGTCAGGGTGATGGTGATGACCGCGTTGGTGTAGGGCGGCAGGTCGAAGCGTGCGAACTCCTGCCGGTAGCGGAAAGCGCCGAAGAAGTAGTCGTACCAGCCGCTGGTCGGCCGGTTCAGCAAGTTGGCCGAGGCGGTGTAGACGGTCGACCCGGCCACCGTGACCGTGATGGTCACGGTGTCGGCGACGATGCCGACGACGCCGATCGAATCCATGCGCTGGCCTGGGGTGATGGACACGGTCAGCGGCGAGGCCGTCGTCGTGCCGGTGTTGCGCAGCAGGTCGAACATGGCCCAGCGGTTGGTGGGGCCGATATCGGTCCACCACAGGCCGCCGCTATCGGTCGCCGGATCGTGGCCCAGGTTCACGGTGACCCGCGCCGTATGGACGCCGCTGGGCGTCCCGCTGAAGCCGATCGCCCCCCCGCCGCTGGTGGCGGCGACCTTGAAGGTGTCGGCGGTGTCGGCCAGCACGTAGTAGGTCGTGCCAACCGTCAGGCCGGTCGGCAGCACGCCCGTCGTCGAGAACGAAATCGGCGTATTGGCGACCAACCCGTGACTGGGCCAGGTGACGAGGCCGGAGGCGTTGGCCGCGATGATCACCGCCGAGCTGCGACTCGATGTCGATTCATAGGTCCGGTGGCTGGTGGTGCTGATGACCCGGTCGCCGCCCTTGTAGCTGGCGCTCGCGCTCCAAGCCGCCTCCCCCGCCGAAGGTTCGGCGCAGGTCGTGCTGGTCAGCATTGCAGGCGTGATCGTGATGGGAGGAAGCGCGCGCATCAGGCAGCCGCCTGGGTCTGCATGGCGCGACCGCCCTCAGTGACGTTGGTCAAGGTGCGCTCCATCTTGTCGTTGCTGGTGGCGATGCGGGCGTTGCTGGCCCGCAGGTCGGCGAGCTCGGCGCGCAGGTTTCGCAGCTCATCGATGAGGGGCTGCTCGGCGGGCGCGTCGCGGCGGCGGACGTTGACCGCCTCGCCGGGACTGAGCGCCAGGCTGAACAGCTTGGAGTCCGGCGGACCGGAGCCGCCGACCTCGAAACTGCCGCCTGTGGCGAACCTCAGCGAACCGTCCTGCGTATAGGACAGCTTGCCCGCCGCGACCAAGGCGTGGGCGGCTTCGCTCCCCTGCGTGTTGACGATGTCCATGAAGCCGGGATTGTACCTGGCGGCGTTGTCGTTAACCGCCTTGACCACGGGATCGGTCGACCCCGCATTGGCCTTCCCGGCCAGGCTGTTGGCCAGAATCCAATCGAACCTGGCGGAGTTCAGGGCCTTCTCGGCCTTCGTCAGCGATGAGCTGACGCCCGAGCCGGCCGAGGCTGGCGCCGTATCAACCAGGCCCAGGCTGGACCCGCCCACGGACACGACGCCCGCGGCTCTCGCCTCACCCAATGCCCCTTGCAGGCTGAGGATCGCCTGCTCGACGGAGACAACGCTGGCCTTGATCTCGATCAGCCCCTGGACCGAGGCGTCCAGCGCATCGAGCTGACGCTGGGCGATGGACACCTGACGGTCGGCTGTGTCGGCCGCCTCATCGACGGCCGCGCGAACCAGGCCGACGTCGCGCAGATAGTCCAGGCTGGTCGAAACATAGTCGCGCGAGGCCGTCGTGAACGCCTCGCCCTCGGTCTGCAGGCGCCCCATCGCGTCGGCGTCGCCCAGACGGGCCAGCGCCGCCGTCGACAGGAACGTCTCGCGCGACCGGCGATAGCGCGTGGCCGAATCCGTCCCAGCGATCGCGCCAGTCAGGCTGACGCTGAACGCCCGCAGCGAGGTGGACAGCTCCTTGAACTTGTCCCTGGTCGCCTGGATGGCGTCCTGCTCGCGCTGGTAGGCCTGGGTCAGGACGTCCCGCGCGGCCGAGACCTTGGCGGCGGCGTCCTCGGCGGCCCAGATCTGCTGCTGGTACAGCTTCTGCACAGGGTCTTCGATCTGCGTCAGGGCCAGATTCCGCCGCAGCCTCTTGGCCTCCTCGGTGCGCCCCTGCGCCTCCATCAGGCTGGCCAGCATGTTCGACCGGTCGGTCTCCAGCTTGGCCGCCGCGGCCGCGTCCTGCAGCTTCCAGAGGTTCTCCACCAGCGGGACGAGCGTGTCGTCCAGCGCCTTGACCGCCTCCATCTCGGCCGCGCGCGACTTGGCCAGCAGCTGCGCCGACGACAGCGTCAGGTCATCGATCTGACCCTGGATGGACTTGCGCTTTTCTTCGACCTCGGCGGCGTGCTGCAGGCCCCAGAGCGTGTCGAGCAGCGGGCCCAGGGCATCGTCCAAAGCCACGGCCGCCTTTCTCTCAGAGTCATGCGCCTTGGCCAGCTTCTGGGCCGACGACATCGTCAGCTCATCGATCTGATCCTGGATGGACTTGCGCTTTTCTCCGATTTCGGCGGTGCGCTGCAGGCCCCAGAGCGTGTCGAGCAACGGACCCAAGGCCTCGTCCAAAGCCACGGCCGCCTTTCTCTCAGAGTCATGCGCCTTGGCCAGCTTCTGGGCCGACGACATCGTCAGCTCATCGATCTGATCCTGGATCGAGGTCCGCTTGTCGCCGGCGGCGGTCTTGGCGCTCTCGGCCGCAGTGGCGACCTTGTCGAACGCCGGGGCCAGATCCATCAGGGCGGCGTAGAGTTCCGCGCCCTCCTTGGTCGCGACGTTCTGGCCGAGGACCAGCGTCTTGAAGTCGTCGCGTGACAGATCGCCCGGCAGCTTCAGCTCAGTCAGTCGCTCGTTCACATGATCCTGCACGGGCTTGAGGCGCTCGGCCTCAGACAGGAAGTGCTCGGCGAAGAAGGCCGTCTGATCGGTCAAGTTATCGAGACCGCCGACCAGATCGACCAACCGTTCGCGCGCCTCCAGGGAGGCCGCGCCGACCTCGACGAACTTCATGCCGACCGACTTCAGCGTCGTGTCGATCACCTCGTACTGGCGGGCCACGCGGACCAGGGTCTCGAAAGCGCCCTCGCCCACTTTCTGGAACTGGGCGATGGCCGGCAGAGCCGACTTGGCCATGTCGTCGCCCAGCTTGCCGAAGATGGCGCTCAGCGCCTCTTCGATCTGCGTCCCCGTCATGTCCTTGAACGACAGCTTGCCCAGGTCGACCGTGAAGCTGGCCAGCGCCGCCTCGACACCGGTCTCCCCCAGAGCCTTGGCCGCGTCGCTGACGCCCTTGCCCATGGACTTGATCAGCTCGGTGACCTGGCCCAGGAAGTCCGCATCCAGCGAACCGGTCTCGGTGATCACCTTGCTCTTGCTGGACGACTTGAGGAAGAACGCCTTCTTGGTCGTGGTCTCCAGCACCTGCTGGTAGGTCGAGCCCCCCAGCAGACCATTGGCGATGTCGCCCAGGCTGGCGGCGCTGAACTGGATGCCTTGGTCCTGCAGCGTCCGCGTCGTGGACTTCGAGAAGCCGAAGTTCGAGAGCGAGGCCGACGTCCCGGTCTTGCCCAGGTTCAGGCCTTCGGTGCTCAGCATGCCGCCCGCACCGAACGACTTGGCCAGAGCCGAGGCCACAGCGCCGATCTGATCGTCGATCGACTTCAGCGACCGGACCATGGCGTTGCCGTATTCGAGGTCCTTGTTCTCATAGGCCTGGGCGTGGGTCAGGGCTTTTTCGAGACTGTCGGACTTGGCCTTGGAATCGCCGAGGACAGAGCCGGAGCCTTGGGCCTTTTGTTGGTTCTCCATGTCGCTAGCGCCAGGAACCGAACCGCCGCTGGGCTTTCCCTTGATGGCTGCGCCGACCTGGACCAGCGCCGCCAGCACGGCAGCGCCCGCCATCAGGTTGAACGGGAATGGCAGGCTACTGAGCGTCTTGGCGTAGGCGGTGGCGCTGAAGGCGGCCTGTTTACCGACCTCACCCGTGATGGCGCTCGCGTCGGCGGCTCCTTTGAGCGCCATCGACTTGATGGTGTTCAGCGTCTCGATCGTGTGGAACGCGATCTCGGCGACTTGCATCGCCTTGTAGCCATCGGTCCCTTCTTTGAAGAACCCCTTGGCGGCGCCGGCCATGGCGGCATAGCCTTTGATCTGGACCTGGGTGCGCTTCTCGCGTTCCTCCGGCGTCAGATCGCGACCAGCTGCCTCCCTGTTGATCTTGGCGACCTCCAGCGAATAGGCCGAGAAGCTGGTCAGCACACCACCAAGCGCCTTGCCAGTCTTGCCGAACGCGGCTTCGAACTGTTTGCCGAGCTCCGGCGCCAAGGCGTTGATAGCGGTCAGCTTCTCGATGAGCTCGTCGAAGCTCTTGCTGATCGGATCGACAAAGGCCGCCACTCCTTCAACATTGACCACGCTTGGGCGGATGCCCTCAACGACGGCCTCCTGCACCACCGAGACCGGTTCCTTGAAGGTGACGTCGCTGAAGTCGCGCGCTTGTGCGGCTTCACCGGCCTTGCCAGCCACACCGCCATGCGCCTCGCTCTTGGGAACGCTCTTCTTGATGCGCTCCTGGGCGACCTTGACGCTCTTGTCCGAGATTTCGCTGAATGTCGCGATGGTCCCATCGTGCGCCTTCTTGAAAGCCGCCTCATAGGCCTTGCCCGCGACATCGGCGACCGCTTTGGCCGCGCCCGCATACTTGTTGTTCAGCCGCGCAATGTGGACGTCGCCCAGCTCCGGAAGATTGATCGACAGACCAAGCTTTTTCGCGATGCCGTTGACCGAAATGATCATGCCGTTCACCAGCGCGATCGCGCTGTTGACCATCTTCTCGACGCCGTCGATCAGGATGTTCACCGCGGAGATGACAAGGTCGCCGATCGCCGCCGGCAGCATCGACCAAGTGGCTTTGATCGCGGCGAAGCCTCCGGCAAAGGCGCCGATGACGGTGGCGATAGCCTCGGCGGTTGGCTTGGCGAACCCAGCCAGGAACTTCTGGAAATTCTCGCCCGCCTCCTTGATCGTTGGGCCAAACGCCGATTGGAGCTTGTCGCCTAGCACCTGGAAGGTCGCCGTAGCGACGTCACCCATGGTGACGGACTTGTCCTTGACGTTCTTCAGCTGATCGGCCGTGAGCCCCAGGCCAGCCGTGATGTCCTTGTTGGACTGGTTGATCGCAGCTGCGCCGATCGCGAAGGGAGCCGCAATGGCAGCCGCTCCCGCCGCAACCGCCGCGAAGGGAAGCGCCAGCGGCGCCACCGTCTCGGCGATCCCCAACAGGACGCCTCGCAGGCCGACACCGCCTTTGGCGGCATTGGCGAAGACTTCCGCGATGCCGGGCCCCTGCTCCAAAAAGACCTTGAACGGATCAGCGCCGGACGCCAACGAGTCGAACGTCGCCTTTAGCGACCCGCCCAGCTTCTTGACGTTCTCGCCCGACAGCTTGGCGACTTCGCCGCTTTTCTTGTGCGCGCCGCTCAGCGCTTCGATCCGCTTGGCGACCTCCGCCGCGAGCTTTTCGGTCTCCTTCAGCCCTTTGACGTGAATGTCGGTCGCCTTGCCGCTGTCTTTCGACAACGCCGCAAGTTCGGCCATCTCATCGTTCACGCTGGACAAGGCGCTCGCCAAAGGTGAAGCCACCTTGGCCACCGCCGCCACCTGAGCCTCGAGCGAGGTGACCGGGCCAAGACATTTGGCCACCTGGGCGGCGATTTTTCCAATGGCCGCAGCGGCTCCATCGCTGGCGCCGGCCAGCCTCTGCTCGGCGATCGTCAGCTTTCCCGCCGCATCGGTCGCGGCCTTGAAGCTCTTGGCCAGATCGTCGAGATCCTTTTTGTCGCTCACAAGCGGCTCTCCCCAAAAAGTTCGGGCCGCGCCTCCTTGCGAAGGCGCAGCCCGGTGGTGGTCAGCCGCCCTTGGCGGGGGCCGTCATCGTCAGAAGGTGTTCGGCGTCGAGGGCCAGGAGCGCGCGGCGCTCCCACGGGTCCAGCCGCACGCCCTCGTCGCGCTCCCAGGCCTGGATCTCCAGGCGCGAGAGGCGCGAGGGGCCAAAGCCGCCGGACTGGCGGGTCTGGCACAGATCGGCGTACCAGGCCCACAGGTGAGCCACATGCGGCGACAGCGGCGGCGGGTTGGCGAGCCGCCAGGTCGCCTCGGCCTCGCCCTGCCGGGCCAGGCTTTCGAGGTGAACCCTCAGCGGCTCGCCGTCGTCCTGGCGCCCCGCGAGCTCGAACTGCTCGCGGGCGTAGGCGATCAGGCCGCCGACTTGCCCGGCATAAAATTTCCGAGGTTGTTCGAGGCCGTGGTGACCTGTTCTGCGATCTCGGAATTGCGGCTGACCAGGCGGAAGGCATTTTCGGCCGACCACTCCTGCTTGATGCCCCGCCAGCCGACCAGGCGGACGGCGGTCAGGCGGTGACCGAAGGCGATGTCGTCCTCGATCGGCGTATAGTCGGCCTTGTCGGGATTGGCGCGGCCGGTCATGGCGGCGGCCACGGCCTGCTTCTTGCGGCGGTCGTTGACAAGGCGGTTGACCTCGGACTGCACCTTCTCGGACTGGCCGCCCAGCACCATCAGGAAGACGCCGGAGCCCGAGCCGTCGGCGCGGACATATTCGACCTCGAAGGGCGTGTCGCCGGCGGCGACGGCGTCGAGATCGTTGAGGTCGAACAGGGTGTCGGTCTTGGTCATGAAATGTCCTTGGGAAAAGGACGGCCGGGCGCGACCCGGCCGTTAAGTTGAGAGGGACTTGGGAGGGAGAAAGAAGGACGCGCGCCGGTTAGGCGGCGCTGTCCTGGATGGCGACGATGGTCTGGTCGGTGGCCAGGGCCGCGCCGCCGGCGCCGTTGATCTGGGCCGTGAACGGATAGGTCCGGATGATGGCCTTCTCGCCGTCGTCCGGGGTGTCGCCGGTCAGCTTGATCATCGGCAGGTTGATGACCACGAAGTCGGCGTTGGCCGTAGCGTCCTTGGTGATGGCGAGGACCAGCGAGGTCGTCGAGCGGCCTTCGAAGATGGTCTGCAGGGTCGCGCCGTCGAACTTGGCGGTGAACGAACCCGACACGGCCAGGCGGCCGCGCTGGATGTCGTCGACCACGTTCGAACCGACGACCGCGTCGCTGTGGGCGACGTTGCCGTTGATGGTCACCTGAGCGCCGGTGACGTTGGCCACCGCCGCGCCGTTGACCAGGATCACGCCGTTGACCGCCGTCAGGATGTCGGTGGCGGTCTCAGCGGCCGGCGAGGTCAGCACCTGGGCCGCGCCCAGGGTGCGGGTGCGGCCGACGGTGTCCAGGCTGATCGTGGCGTTGCCGGTGGCCGGCAGGTTCAGCGCGGCCTGGCCGATCTGCTGGTCGGCATAGGTCTCCGAGCGGCCCAGGTCCGGATACCACTCCTCGAAGGTGTAGTAGTCGTTGGTGTGGGCGGTCAGCGGCACCAGCGACTTCTTGCCCGAGACGGCGATCGTGGCGGCGGCGATGTTGGTCTCCGCGAACATCGGCGAGCCGTTGACGACACGCACCGTGGCGACCGTGGCCGTCAAGGTGACGATCAGCAGGTTCTTCTGGGTGTTCAGGGCGTTGAACGCGCCGGCGGTCAGGCGAACGACGTCGCCGACCTTGAAGCCGTCGGTCAGGAACGAGCCGGCCGAGCGGGTCAGGGTCCAGTTCTGGCCCGAGGCGGCGACGCTGATCGTGGCGCCCGCAGCCGATGCGCCGGCCGTCATGTCCTTGCGCAGAAGCGAGGCCAGCAGAGCGGCGTACGAGCCCGGCGACAGCAGGCCGTCGATCTTGCCGGCCGGCTTGACCACGCCCAGGCCCACGCCCGTCGACTGCTGGTGGCTGACGATCTCGTTGCTTTCGAAGGTATCCGGCGGGGCCTGGAACACCGAACTGGTGCGGCGGACGATCTGGCCGCCCGCGCCGGTGGCGGCGGCGCCGAGGCCGGTCTGCTTCTTGTAGACGGTCTTCTTGTTGATGCCCTGGGCGACAGCCATGGGGATCTTCTCCGTGAAGTTATCGGGATGGGTGGAAGCTGGACGAGACCCAGGGGTCGTCCCTTCGGGCGGAGACCGCCGTCAGCTGGTGATCGTGGCCAGGAACGGGACCTGGACGGGCACGACGTAGCGATCGCCCTCCAGGATCGCGGCCAGGATGAGAGGGGTGCGCGCGACCTGGGTGGTCAGCCCGTCGGCGGTGAAGACCGCGCCGCTCGGGAAGACGGCGCGCAGCAGCTCGATGCGGGCGGAGAGGTCGGCCATGCCGTCGCCCTGCGGCCAGCACAGCGCGACCACGAGCATGCCGCCCTGCTGGAAGCCGCGGCCGTACTCGGTGTTGAGTGGCGGCTCGAACAGCATTGACACGCGCTGGTATGGCGTCCCTGCCGTGGGTGTGTAGGCCGTGTTCTCCCAGGCCGTGGCCAGAGGCGGGCTGATGGCGGTGAGCGCCGTCTCCAGCGCCGCGCGGATTTTAATGACGCTCATCGGCGATCCGCCGGGGTCGCGGCGGTCGAGACACGGAGGGGCGAACCGGAAGCCTGGCGGCTCCCGGGAACGAGGGCGAGGATCATGTTGGGGTGTCCCTGGTGACGGGCGAGACGAAGACCCCGCGCCTGAGGTCAGGTGCGAAGTCCGCAAGGGATCGAAAGTTCGGATTTCAGTCTTCGGAGGTCTAGGTCGCCGTCAGGGGCGCATCTCCGAGAATGATCAGATTAGACCATCTACCTTCCCAACGGTCAATCAATTTGTTCTCTAAATGTTCTTATTTTTGCGGTCACGCGCGATCTGCTTGGCCAAGGCCACGACGAGGTCGAGCGCCTCGGTCAGGACTTCACGATGACGCGTGAAGGTGCGACCCGCGCCCCAGACCGAAAGGCTGGTCCCCTCACCCACCACTGCACGCAGAAGGCGCAGGGCCATGGGTTTATCGGCCAGGCTCATGGCGACGGCGCGGTCGGCGCGGGCGACAAAATCCAGCATGCGGGCGCGGCGCAGGCGGGCGGCCACGAAGCGGTCGTTGTCATGGCCGCCGCCGGCGCCGGGCTCCAGGCTGGCGGCGCGCAGGTCACGGCCGCGCGCCTCGAAACCGGCGCGGTACAGGAGGCCGACGGCATAGTGGGCGTCTGTGATGTGGCCGGCCTGGCGCAGGCTTCGCAGACCGTCGCGACTGGAAATCCGCAAAGGCCCCTCGCCGGTCTCGACTCGTTCGCCGCGCGCCTTGGCCAGGGTCAGCGTCTCGACCAGGCCGGCGGCGACATCGCTTTGCTCGGTGCGAGCCAGCTGAGCGCCGGCGATCCGCAGTACGGCCTCGCGCGCCGCCTGGCGGGCGGCGGGGCTGATGGCCACGCTGGCGGCGCGATCGGCGCGGGCCAGTTCGGCAAGCTCGGTCGAGGTCAGGCCTTCGGGCCGGATGACTTGGACGGAAATGACAGGTCCCCTTCTCACAGTTCGAATGTTCAGCGCCCGAACCGGACGCCGCGCCGGTTTTCAGCCAGCGCGTGGCGGCGGGCCTCGCCGGCGCAGACCTGGGCGACGAAGTCGTGCCCCTCGCTCTCGGCCAGCATCCGGCCAGCGGCGCGAATGATCGCGCAGAGCATCGGCTTGCGCGGGCCACAGGTGCGGACAGCCTGGTCGACGGCGCCTTCAGTGACCTCGTCCTGCAGCATGCTCACCCGCCCTGCTCGTTCAGCACGGCCTGACCGGCGGCGGTCAGGCCGATTCGGCAAGGGCGGCCGCCCAGGCGCTCGACCAAACCGAGGAGGCGCGCGGCCTGGGCGCGGTCGCTGCCGGCCGACAGACTCACGGCCATCTCGTCGGCTAGGTCGGCCAGGGTCAGCGGGCCTTCCGCCAGGGCCTCCAGCACCGCCAGCGCCTTGGCCGGAACGACGGGCTCGTCAGGCAGCACGCCGAACAGGCGGGTGCGGATCGCCTCGGACAAGACGTAGCGATCGGGGCGTGGGTCGCCCATCAGCCGGCCGGTGAGTACGGCGCGCGGCGGCCGCCGGTCGGCGTCGGTGCGACGGGCGCTATAGACGAACATAGGCGCGTGACCGGCCTGACCGGTCGCGGGGATCGGAATCATCTGGGATTTCCTGCGGCTGAAGCCGATGGATGGGGATCTGGTCGAGGAAGCCGCCTGACTCGCGTCGCCAAGGCGGAACTTCCCGAATATCCAATTTGTACCAAATACAAATTTGCATGGCAAGCAAATTTTGTGTTTAATGGTCGGACATTCCCCTTTCGCTCCTCCGTGAGATTTGCATGACACCGGATCGGCAGGCCAAGGCGCAGCGGCGCGCGAAGACCTTCATCCGCGCTTGGCGCAAGCATCGCGACATGAACCTGGAGCAGGCGATCGAACGCCTAGAGCTCGAGGTCGGCTATCCCTATTCGGTGGCCCAGTTGTCACGGGTCGAACGGGGCGAGACCGGCTATTCGCAGGATCTGATGGAGGCGCTGGCCACCATCTACCGCTGCGAGCCCGCCGACCTGCTCATGCGCGACCCGGCGGCTTCAGAAGCGATCTGGTCGATCTGGGACCAGCTTCAGCCGGTTCAACGTTTGCAGTTGGTCGAGATCGGACAAACCCTTAAGAAGGTAGGATAAAAGCCGCCTAATCGAGCACGAGGATCTCGCCTTGCCGCGCGATTAGCGTCGGCTTGCCCCAGAGACCCGACAGCGGCTCGCCGCGCACGCGGTACAGCGCCACGCCTAACGATCGCCGGGCCAGGACCTTCATTTCACGCCGCGCGTCCTCCTCGAAATAGCACTCCCTCACCTCGGTCGGCGCCAGCGTTCCGCTGCGCTTTCCGAAGGCCTGCACGCAGAAACGCGTCACCGCGAACACGACAACCTCCGCCTTCAACGCCACTACTCTGCACGCCTCCTTCGCGTGAGTCGATCGGTCGCGACGGCGCAT